AGCTACAAAACCGTAGTCATCATGCTTACCAGAGTCATTCCAGTCAAACTGACGTACTTGAATTGCATCAACGATCGCACTACTTGGAGCAGCATCAGCAATGTTAGACTTCAGACGCTGATCCGATGTAGTGTTAAAGTTAGCAGCAGTCATGTTACCAGTAGTAACAAAGTTACTTGTCATACTACCGCTGCTCAACCGAGCATCCAACGTAGAGTTGAAGTCTGCTGTAGCCAACTTAGTAGCAATCGAGTTTGTCACTGTGTTTGCAAAGAACTGATCATCACCCATTGCAGCTGCCAACTCGTTCAATGTATCCAACGTTGATGGAGCATTGTCTACTACTTCATTGAACTTGTTGTTAATCATGGTATTGACACTTGTGCCGTCAATAGTGATGTTGTTAGCTACAATGTTTTGTACAGAGACAGTATCGTTAGTAATTGTAAAGGTACCCGTAGGTGCCATGTCAACGATAAAGTTCAACTCATCAGTAGCAGTTACTGCACTAGAGAATGTAATTGTATTATTAGAAGTGGTGAATGAAGAACCTGGCTCCTGGATAATACCATTCAGTGATACAAGCAGACTGTTCTGGTTAGTGACTGAGTAAGAAGCACCATTAGCATATGCAAGTGAATAGGTCGAGCTTCCATCAGGAGTAATCGATCCCAGCTTAACAGCATTAAATGATCCAAGAGTTGGAACTGGATCACGTGCTACTGTTTCAAACGACAGGTTACCACTTCCGTCAGTTACGATTGCCTGGCCAGATGTGCCATCAGCACTTGGGTAAGCAATGCTAGCTGCAGTCAATCCACCAACAGTAATGCTATCAGTAGTAGTAGCACCTGTTGAAGTGATTGTTTGCAGAGTTGCATTAGCTACTGCCAGTTTGGTATCGATGCTGTTTTGCAAGTTAGTCTGGATAGTGTTGACGTTTGCAACTTGCATACGATCATCAATACTAGCTTGCAATGTAGTCTGAATAGCATTGACGTTTGCAACAGCCATCTTAGTATCGATGTTAGCTTGCAGAGTAGTTTGAATGCTATTAACATTCGCTACTTGCATACGATCATCAATCTGAGGCTGCAAATTACCACCAGAACCAGCTATCTCTGTGTCAACATAAGCCTTAACAGATTGCTGAGTTGGGATCAACGTAGCGCTATCAGAAGCCATATTGTCTTCGTCAACGAAGCCAGCTACAGTAATGGTACCGTCATTCAAGTTAGCAAATGTTACATCTGCTACTGACAAATTACCAGCCGTATGCATGTCACCGCTGAACTCCCATCGCTGGGTGCTAGGGTTAAACAAGATTGATTCAGTGTTCGCACCAATAATTGCTTCCAAACCAGCGCTAACTACAGAACCGTCACTGTTTACTCGGAACACTGAATCGGCAATTGTTACTTCAGTACTATTAACAGTAGTAGTTGTACCTTGTACTGTCAAGTTTCCTGTAATAACCGCATTACCATTTACCGATACCTGAGCAGCAGTAATGTCGTCAGAGTTAAGAGCACCAGAAACCGTCAAGTTGTTACTAATTGTTACATCGTTTGGCAAGCCAATCTGAAGTTGGTTGTTGGTTACAGTGGTTTCAATCTCATTAGTAGTACCAGCAAACGTCAGAGTATCTGAACCAAGAGATACTGTATCAGTACCGCTGTCGCCAGCCATCTGCAGATCAGTTGAGATAGCCGCAGAACCTGCAGCTGTCAAACGACCTTGCTGGTCAACCGTGAATGTTGGAATCGATGTTGTGTTACCATACGAACCAGCAGTTACAGCCGTATCATCCAGATCAATAGCAACTTGATTGTTAGTGACCGTAGTAGTAATACCAGTGTCACCTGCGATCGTCAGAGTCTCTCCACCGTTAACCGTATCCGTTGTACCTGAATCGGCAGCAACATCAAACGAAGTAGTGATTGAGTTATTTGTTACGTTAGTGATTCGACCCTGGGCATCAACCGTAATGGCTGGTACGATAGAAGAAGAACCATACGTGCCTGCAGCAACCGCTGTGTCATCAAGAGCAACCGTCAATGTTTGACCAGAAGCAGTTGACGTCAAACCAGTACCACCGGCAATTGTCAAAGACTGACTATCCAGGTCAACAGCACCTGTACCGCTATCACCAGCAAAGTCAACGTCTTGTGCAGTTACTTGTGAATCAACATAGGCCTTAACAGACTGCTGTGTTGGTACAAGTGAAGCGCTATCAGAAGACATATTGTCTTCATCGACAAAACCAGTAATGGTGATAGTACCGTCGCTAAGGTTTGCGAACTCAGTAGTACCGGTTAATGTTGCACCGTTGATTGGTGCATAGATTGCTGCAGCGTTAGCTACTGCCAACATCTTATCAATGTTGTTCTGCAACGAAGTTTCTGTGCTAGTGACCAAAGTGTTAACGTTGGCTACTTGCATACGATCGTCAATGCTGTTTTGCAAGTTGGTCTGAATGGTGTTAACATTAGCCACTTGCATACGGTCATCGATCTGAGGTTGCAGATTACCACCAGAACCAGCTACTTGCGTGTCAACATATGCCTTGACAGATTGCTGAGTAGGCAGCAATGTAGCACTGTCCGAAGCCATATTATCTTCATCTACGAAACCAGCGATAGTAGTTGAACCATCGTTAAGATTTGCAAACGTAACGTCAGCTACAGATAGGTTGCCAGCTGAATGGATGTCATCGCTGAATTCCCAACGCTGAGTTGTAGGATTGAACAAGATTGATTCAGTGTTTGCACCAATGATTGCTTCCAAACCAGCACTAACAACAGAACCATCGCTATTGACTCGGATAACAGAGTCAGTGATTGTTACTTCGGTACTGTTTACCGTAGTAGTAGTACCTTGTACTGTAAGGTTACCAGTAATGACTGCATTACCACCGACTGTTACCTGAGCAGCTGTAATGTCGTCAGAATTCAAAGCACCGTTAACGGTTAGGTTGTTGCCGATAGTTACATTATTTGGCAAACCAATTTGAATCTGATCATTAGTTACTGTAGTCTCGATCTCGTTAGCAGTACCAGCAAACGTCAAAGTTCCACCAGTTGTAAAGGTGTCATCTGAACCACTGTCAGCACTCAGAGTGAATGAAGAACTAATACCTGCAATCTCTGTATCGACATATGCTTTTACTGATTGCTGTGTTGGTACCAACGAAGCGCTATCAGACGCCATGTTGTCCTCATCTACAAACGCCGTAATCGTGATGGTTCCATCACTAAGATTTGCAAATTGAGTCGTACCTGTCATCGTCGCATTGTTGATTGGTGCGAACGTTGCAGTTGCGTTTGATACTGCTAGCTTTGTATCAATCAGACCTTTGATTGCATTATTCGATGCAACGCTATCAGCTTTAGTGTTGTATACAGTAAGGTCTGGAGTGTTGGTAAAGTTGTTGTAGTTTAGATAGTATGAAGGCGTCTGACCGTTAAGTGACACCGCATCTACGTTAGAAACACGAGTACCGTCACCGGAGATCGTGTTTGCTACCAATGACTCAGTTGTTGTAACGCTTAACGCAACAATCTGGTCATTGACTAGATTTAGCTTGGTTGTCATGGGCTTATGTCCTCTTGACTGTTAAGTTGACTTTTTAAGAGTTGAACCTCTGTATTCAGATCCTTTATTGCTTCTATTAAATAACCAACAATATTGCCATAAGCTACAGACAAATATTCACCATCGTTTTCCACAAGTTCAGGAGCAATTTCCTGTAGCTCCTGTGCAATCACACCAGATCCTTTTGTGCCATTTTTTAGAAATTGTACACCACGCATTTCGTACACTTTTGATCCATCAAGAGTGCTTATATCATTCTTTAAACGTAAATCAGAGCTTTGCAGGACACTGCCTGATGCCCTAATGTCACCATTAACTTCAAGTTGATAAGTTGGCGTTGAAGTATTTATACCAACGTTGTTGTTCGAAGCTAAGAAAACTGTACTTGTTGAAGAATTATCACTTATTCCTGTTGAATTAAATGATTGAGTTGATAATGATACCACGTCAATCGATTGAGACATAGAAAATGAACCTGACGAATAATCAACTACAAAATCAATGACGTCAGATGATGATAATTGCTCATCAAATACAATGTTACTACCAGAAACGGTGAACGATGTTCCTGGTTCTTGAATCACACCGTTAAGTGAAACCAATAACGAATTTGCAAAAGCAGGTTGGTATGATGCACCTGCTAATTGTAATGGATAAGAGGCTGTAGAGTTGGCAGTTACAATACCGTCTAATTTGTTTGGTCTAAGCGAGCCAGTAATAGATGTCGATGTGTTAGCAAATGACAGTTGACCTGAGCCATTAGTGATAAGCATTTGTCCAGCACTACCGTCACCAGCTGGAAACGTCACCGCCCCGTTAGCTATAGAAAAACCACCTGTACCTACCGTAACTGAATCTGGATTGGATCCTATCTCAAAAGTGGATACACCATTTGAAGAATAGATTCTTTTGTCGGCAAGGTTTAGAGCGAGCTCGCCTGTCGATATGTTTGACGTAGTTGGAATTTTTCCACGGATCGAACTACGCTTGAGACGTATAACTGAAGACATTATAACCTCTATGTAGAGAAACCCCCGTATGTACGGGGGCGTGTCAAATTAAATTTTAGAATGTACCGCCATCAATTACTGCGTTAAGTACTGCAGTAGTTGTTGTGGCAAAGTTAATTGTTGAGCCAGGCTCAGTTCCAAGATTGTCAAACAGGTAGTAAGAACCATCTGTAGCATCTCGAACAAGACCTGTATACTTGTTGGCACCGTCATTGTACAAAGAGTAGAAACCAGAATCGACAGTGTCAGCTGAGTTGGTGTTAGCCAACTTCAACAGGTTGTCACCAATTGTTACTGTAGTTGAGTCGATGTAGGTAAGAGTACCGTTGACTTCCAAACCACCGTCTACAGTCAAGTTACCAGTAATTGAGGTGTTGCCTGATACTGAGAGGTTATTGCCGATTGTTACATTGTCCGGTAAACCAACTTGTACTGAAGCTCCTTCACCCGTACCGGTAACTTCAATCTCGCTAGCAGTACCAGTTACAGTGGCAACGTAATCGCCAGTAGTATCAGTACCAAGAGCAACCGAATCAGGTTGAATAGTTGTAGAGATACTAGCATTAGCAGATCCATCAAAGGATACAGAACCAACAACATCACCAGTAAGTGCAATAGTACGAGCCGTACCTAACTTAGCAGCAGAACCAGTAGTATTAGCTGAAATGGTAGCAGCAAGGCCAACTGTTACGGCGGCTGTCTCTGAACCAGATCCACTAACATCAATATCAGGTCCAGCAGCAATAGTTGCTACGTAGTTACCGCTTGTATCTGTTCCAAGGACGGTATCGGACGCATCCTTAGCGATAGAGATCGTACCGTTAGCGTTTCTAGTTACATCAATACCGCTGCCGCCAATAAACGTAATCGCATCATTTGATAGAGCTACGTTATCGACAGTAAGGATAATGTTAGCACCAAGATCATGTGTCGAGGATACTAAATCGTATCGATCACCAGAAACATTGAAAACAGAGGAACCATTTGAAGAAAAAAGTTTCTTATCTGGGATATTGATGGCCAGTTCGCCGGCTTCCAATGAGCCCGGGACTGAGCCTGGAGTTAAACTGCGTTTTAGCTTAATTACAGAAGCCATGGCTAAGTGTCCTATTTACGTTGAATTTTACCGGAATGTGAAAAACCGGTGATAGATGTTTTATTTATAAGTTTATTTTGCTCTAGGGCATTGGCCAACTCTTTCAACTCGGCATGGCCATTTTTGATTCTGTCGTTGAGAACCTTGTTGTTATTAGTAAGGGATTTTACTTTGCGTTCCAATTGAAGATTGGTTCTTCGAAGGTCAAGTAAAACTTGTTCCTGTTTAGATATATTACTTAATTTGCTTTCAAGATATTTTATCTTTGTATTTAACATCACGTTTTGCTGAGACAAATCATTAATCATTTCTTGTTGTTGTTTAATGAACGTCTCAACGACTAATTCATTCTCATCCATTAAAAACTACCACCATCTAAATCATCAAAACCAGGAGAGCCATCGGATCCAACTTGTAGCAGTTGACCAGATGATCCAGTAGCAAAACTTAATACGCTACTATTAGCTGCAAACAGTACTCCGTTGCCAGTAAACGATGACAAACCAGTACCGCCATACTCAGTACCAAGTACATTAGTTAGTACTAACCTTGTAATTGAGGTTGTACCGGTTAAAGTAGAGTTGTTAAAGTCAGCGTTGGATGTACCAACACCCATTCTACCAGAGTATTTAGCACCAGCAATATAAACGCTCTTACCAGTAAAGTTTACTCCGTTTGGTAAATTTGTACCTATGAAATGGAGTACACCTGATTGGTAATCAAAGAACCATTCATCGTTGTTACCAGATCCTACAGCAAATAATTGTGTACCAGATGATGCATTAGCAGCATCATTTGCCGTGTGAATGTATACCTTGACCTGATATGTACTACCAATCTCTGGTGGAATCCAATCTGTAATATTGGTCTTCCAAGTTCTGTTTGCAGTTGATGTATTATCTTCTACTGCTTCAACTGGTAAACTAGTTGAGTAAACTGAGACAATGCTAGTATTTGAAGCAGGCTGTGAAGCTGGAATACTACCAGCCTCAGCCCAAACTTTATCTCCTCTTAGAAGGAGAGGACTAGAAATAGATTCGTTAGGTGCTAACTTGTTACTATTAGTGTCTGTCTTGGAGACACCATACGCTAGCTTCTTCCACAGATAGTCTACTTTTTGATTGTCAGATACAGCCATTAGCTAGCTACCCCTACACTAAGTGACGATATAGATTCACCGCTAGCAAGAGCTATCCTAACAAGTACAACATTATTAGTAGCGTTTGACATATTTTCGGAACCTAGGGTCATCGTATACCCGCCACTAAGTGCGGTTCCAGTACTAATTCTATCACCAGTGGTAAATGCACAACCGTTGCTGCCGTTACCTCCAGCACCTACGTCAGCACCGGGAACACCACTTCCGTTGTAAGTGGTTGATGCATCCAGCCATCCATTGATGGTACTGGATGAGTCTATAGTTGTTCCTGGAGCTGCAATCCACAAGCCACTAATGCCCGAGCTTGTGATATTAATATCGAAGTTAGCAACACCCGTTCTACGGAATGCAAATGTAAAGTATTGTGTACCGGTATCACCACTTCTATTTGGACCAACCGGTAGATAACCACTACTGTAGTCACTTACATCATGTTGCAGTACCCCTAACCTTACAGTTGCTTCTTTTGTACCCTGTACACCTGGATCAGCTGACTCAGTGTATACATTATTGGTATAGAAGTTAGTGCTTGATGTATATGATGGATTATCTGTTGTATCTGAGCTAAAGTCAAAGATACGAATTCCATCATCATCATATGTTGATCCCAGCGAATCGGATACTGCAATGGCTATCTCTGAAATGCCTGACTGTGAGGATTTGTGTACTTGGATTGTAGTTGGAATATCGCTAGTGTAGCTACTTGTACCATTGACGTTTTTTGCTCGAACTTTCATTCTACTAATGGTACGAACATTAGAACTTGTAATCGGTACAGTTAGATCCCCAATAACATATGGTGTTCCTATACCGGTGTTAGCTAATGGTACGCTACCATCAAGCATAGTAGTAACACCGTCTATATCCGTATAACTGTAGTCTGTATTGTTAATTGCGTTACTACTGGTACCTTCTAAATTGGTACCATCGTCAACCTCTACAATATTACTTTGATTGGTATACGTTTGTCCAACCAGATCTTCAATTGTTACGCCACTTAGTGTCAGTGATGGCGATCCTGAATTGTAGTACGGTATACCAGAAACATATCTCTTAGTACCACCAACGTTTTCTGTTACAGAAGCACCAGATACACTAACTGTTGGAGACGATGTAAGGTTGTCTTTAACAAACTCTACTGTATTGGTGTCACCCGTAACACTGTGTGACAATTGCATGTCGTTTACACCAACAGAAACACCGCTAGCTGCAACAGAAGCCTTTGCCTTAAATCCAGTGTACAAGCCGGGATAGTATATGCTACTGGCAAATGATGTAGAACTACCAGAAGCGGTTAGTAAGTTGTAATCGCTTTCTTCCGTAACAACTAAACTTGTATAGGTTCCGCTATTATCAACGTCACCTAAAGTTACTGATCCATCATTCACACCATTTACTAACGCAGACAGTACACCGTTGTTGGCGTTGTATGCGAATGTGGAGATGGTTGTACTATCAATTGTACCACTTGTAGATGTAGTTCTACTTACACTATCGCCAACACTGTAACTAGAGCCACTGGTGTTATCAATATACCCACTGGCTAACCTAGGAGAAGTACCTGAGCTGCTACTAAACGAAATTGTTTTTGTACTTAAACCATTTGGTGCAGCTGGGCTAGCATCGTATACCTTTAACGACAGTGTTCCAGAAGTTGGAATGTCGGAAGGTAGTGCTGTACTGTGAGCGTTTAGAGTAAGCGTTACAGTATCTCGCCCAGTGCCAGATGATGTGCCTTCTCCCCACGTATGTGATAGTCTGGATCCAGCCGTACCACCAGCATCGCTGTCACTGTTAACTACATCTACGCTTGTACCATCACCCCAGTTTATACTGTACTGGACATTTGCAC